ATGGCACGCACGTTCCAGGAACTTCTCGACCTGTTCTATCCGAACTTCGGCAAGGGCCCGATCGGCCCGGTCGGCCCCACCGGCGCCGTCCCCAACCTCGGCCCGATGGCCAAGTCCAAGCCGAAGCCGAGCGCTCCGTTCGACACCCTGCTCGGCGGCACCGTCGATCCGCTGTCGGTGCCGCGGCGCAAGTGACGCCGTCCCCTCCCCTCCAGACCGCATGAGGTCCCCCATGTGCATCGGTTCCGCACCAAGCATTGCCGCCCCGCCCCCGCCACCGCCGGCCCCGCCGCCGTCGCCGCAATTGCCCGACAAGGCGGTGCAGCAGGCCGGCAATGACCAGCGCGCCCGCGCCCTGGCGGCGGCCGGGCCGATCTCGACCATCAACACCTCGCCGGAAGGCCTCACCACCCCGCCGGACACCGCCTACAAGACCTTGCTGGGAGCATGACCATGTGCATCGGCGGATCCTTCGAACAACAGCTGTTCAACCCCATCGCCGGGGCCATTACCGGCGACCCCATCACCTCGCAGATCATCGACAAGGCGGCGCCCCAGCCGGTCCAGGACGTCCTGATGGCGCCGCAGCGCGCCGCCGGCGCCGCCATCGACGGCATCGCCGGGCCGGGCACCGCCCAGGCCCTGGTGCAGGCGGGCGATCCCCGCGGCCTGTTCGACCAGGGCCAGAGCTGGAATTCCCCGGCGGCCCAGGGCCAGGCCAAGACCCTGCTGGGGCAGTGACCCTTCCCCCATCACCCACACCAACGGAGTAGACCCATGCCTCCCCTGTCCAACACCCGGCCCAAGGCCGGCGACGAGGTCGTCGCCCTGCGGCAGCACGTCGACCGGCGAATGGCAAGCTTGCGCGACGAACGCCTGTCGTACTGGAACCACTGGCGCGAGCTGTCCGAGCACATCCTGCCGCGCCGCGGCCGCTTCCTGCAGAGCCCCAACCAGGCCAACCGCGGCGATTCCCGCAACCAGAAGATCATCGACAGCACCGGTACCCTGGCCGCCCGCACCCTGGCGTCCGGCATGATGGCCGGAATCACCAGCCCGGCGCGGCCGTGGTTCCGCCTCACCGCCGCCGGCGGCTTGACCGACAACCAGGCGGTCAAGCAGTGGCTCGACGACGTCACCAAACGCATGCTGCACGTCTTCGCCAAGTCCAACTTCTACAACGCGCTGGCCGTGATGTACGAGGAGCTGGGGGTGTTCGGCACCGCGGCGATGGTGATCCTCGACGATCCCGTGGACACCATCCGCTGCCATCCGCTCACCGTCGGCGAGTATTTCCTGTCCAACTCGCCCCGGCTGTCGGTCGACACCCTCTACCGCGAGTTCGCCCTGACCGTCGGCCAGGTGGTCGGCCAGTTCGGCCTCGACGCCTGTTCGTCGACGCTTCGCGGCCTGCACCAGAGCGGCCAGCTCGACCGCGAGGTGATGATCGGCCACGCCATCGAGCCGAACGACACCCAGGTCCTCGACGATCCCACCTTCCGCGGAATGGCCTGGCGCTCGGTCTATTGGGAGATCAACGGCGGGCAGACCCAGGTGCTGGCCCGGCGCGGCTTCAACGAGTTCCCGGTGTGCGCGCCCCGCTGGCATCTGGTCGGCAACGACGTCTACGGCCGCAGCCCCGGCATGGACGCGCTGGGCGACGTCAAGGCGCTGCAGATCGAGCAGAAGCGAAAGGCCCAGGCGATCGAGAAGATGGTCAACCCGCCGATGGTCGCCGACGTTTCCATGAAGAACCAGCCGGCCACCCTGCTGCCCGGCGGCGTCACCTACCTGCCCGGCTCGGCCGCCGGCATCGGCTTTCGCCCCGTCTACGAGGTGACGCCGCCGATCCAAGGGCTGGTCGAGGACATTCGCGAGGTGCAGCAGCGGATCAACCAGGCCTTCTACGCCGACCTGTGGCTAATGATCTCGCAGCTCGACACCGTGCGGACCGCCACCGAGATCGCCGAGCGCAAGGAGGAGAAGCTCTTGATGCTGGGACCGGTGCTCGAGCGCTTCCACGCCGAGTGCCTGAGCCCCGCGGTGCATCGCACCTTCGCGATCATGACCCGCACCGGCCAGCTGCCGCCGCCGCCGACGCCCAAGCTGCTGCCCCATATCCAGGTCGAGTACATCTCGATGCTGGCCCAGGCGCAGAAGGCCACGGCGACCGGCTCGATCGAGCGGCTGGCCTCGTTCATCGGCAGCATCGCCGGCAGCCACCCCGCCGTCCTCGACAAGATCGACTTCGATGAGGCCGTCGACGAATACGCCGACATGCTGGGGGTGCCGCCGAAGATCGTGCTGCCCTCCGACCAGGTCGCCGCGCTGCGCCAGGCCCGCGTCCGGCAGGCCGCCCAGCAGCAGGCGATCGCCACCAACATGGCCTTGGCCAAGGGCGCCCAGACCCTGTCGAACATCAACGTCGGCGGTGGCCAGGACACCGTTCAGGCTCAGGGAGGTTTGCGATGACCGATGATACCGAGGTGTTCAACGCCGCCGATCCGGCGGCGGTCGACAAGAAGACGCGCAAGGCCGACCGGGTCGAGAACCGCCGGCTGGCCGCCTTCAAGACGGTGATGGCAAGCCGGGAGGGCCGCCGCTACGTGTGGTGGCTGCTGGAGCAAACCGGGGTGTTCCGCTCCAGCTTTACCGGCAATTCCACCACCTTCTTCAACGAGGGCCAGCGCAATGTCGGCCTGATGCTGGTCGCCGACATCAACGCGGCGGCGCCCGAGCTTTACATCGTCATGCTCGACGAGGCCAAGGACGATTCCAACGTCTGACCCTGCCGGCCATCCAGGGCGCCCGGAGGATACCTTCGGGCGCCCTTCGTTTGCGATGGGGCCGGAAGGAAGGATCCTTGTCGCACGACAATCAAAACTGCGCTTCAGCGACAATCTGCCGCCATCCTGAATACCGATGATCGCCAGCCGGACGGCGTCAGGCGCAAGCCCGGCGCGCCCCCGCTGCACCAATGGATGAAATTTTATGACGCGCGGCAATCTTACCGCTTGACGGCCGCGCCGGAATGTGACTTGACTCTCTGCACGGCCACACGAGCGCCCGGACCCGTCGTCATCCTCACGCCCACCGACGCTACCGTGTTCCTTAATCTCTCCGCTTGACGTAGGCGTGCGAATGTGAGGTGGCTATACATGCTGTCATACGCGTGTCCGTAGATTTACGTCTCCGGCGCCTCCGTTATTCCTGGTGCCATGGAGATCGACATGCATCCCGCTCGCCTGGTCACTGTCCTTGCCGCCCTCGCGATCGGCGGGTGCAGCCAAAATGAGCACCATCGGGTCGACTACCAGGCCCTGGCGGCGGAAACCCCGTGGAAGATCGAACAGAATGGCAGCGAGACCCGATCGATTCCCCTCGGCGGCGGCGTGATCCGCCACCAAGACCGCAAGGACGGCAAAGTCTACAACCTCGACATGGATGAAAGCGGGCTGGGTGCCGTCGGCTGCGTATGGGAACTTTATGTGCAGATAAGAACTGACATGGAGATTTGCCACAAAGAAGACATCGAGTGGAAAACTCTAATGTCAAACGCGATCAATGACATCAACTCATTCATTGTTGACAACAGCATCGATGATACGACAAGAAACTACCTCGATGCCGTTTTGTCCGACAAGATGTCTGCGATAAACAAAGTCGCAGCTTCTGCTCCGAAAGAATTTATAGAAAAAGCGTGCTCATGGAACACATCAATGAGAATGCTTTCTCATCTGAAAGAGAATGGTCCGGCTGAGTTCAACTACTCTGTCAGGAAACTTTTATCCGTTCCAAGGCCGCCTGTTTCGATGCCTTGCTTATAAGGGCTTTCCGAGTAAGTGCGTGAACCAGATGGTTCGCGCCGGGGCATGGCTTCCGCCTGCCCTCGCTCATGCCGCGCGGTCGAATTCCAGCCGACGACCGCGGCCACGCCGTCCGGACAACCATTGTCGGCGGCGCAATCTATCGATTCACAATCGGTCATCGGCCAAGTCCGCAGCCTCATCCCGAGCGCAATCCACTTCGCATGACACAAGGAGAATGCCATGTCTTCCATCGAGCTTATTCGCACCCCAATCGCCAGCCCAGCACCGTCTGCGCCTGCTCCGGCGGCGGGTTCCGACGGCAGCAATGCGCCGCAGGCGGCGACGCAGTCCAACAGCTTCGCCCCGGTCTCCGCCGACCAAATCATGAATTCGGCGAATACCTGGAAGAACCACAGCCCCTATGGCCTCAGCGCCATCAACAAGGACATGGGGGCCGGCCAGGCCAAGGACCACCAGTGGGTCGGCGACACCCTGACCCAGGCGGGCACCGGCAGCTTCGACACGCCGCAGACCCGGCCGTCGATCGCCGACTGGGCCGACAAGAACGCCGACATCCCCGGATGGAATGTCGTCGACGGCCCGGCCCGGAAGGGCGACGTGCTGGCGATGGCCAAGCCCAACAACCCGGTGTTCGGCATGCGCCTCGGCCAAATGGGCATCGCCACCGGCGACGGCACCAGCATCGGCATGCCGATGGGCGGCGACATCATGGAGGGCGACATCGGCCTTGCCGACGGCGACAACGCCACCATCCGACGCTACGCCAACCTCGCCGACGGCGACGACGTCGCCTGACCGTTCCAACCAATTTGACCTTCGACGACGGGCGCCCTTGCGGCGCCCGTCGTCGTTTCAACCTCGCGAGCAAAGGAATTGACCATGTCCGACCAGATCGTGTCCCAGAACGCCGATCCAGGAAACCTGCAGGCTGGCCCCGCGCCCGCCCCCGCCTCTCCCGACGCGGCGATGGGCGGCACGGCGGCACCCGAAACCTCTCCCGCCGTCGGCGAAGAGGCCCCCGACAATGCGGCCGCCACCGGCACGGCATCCGGCCCTCCGGAATCCTATGCCGACTTCACCGTGCCCGACGGCCTTGTCGCCGACCCGCAGCTCGCCGCCGAGTTCAAGGTCCTGGCCAAGGAATGCGGCCTGCCCCAGGAGGCGGCGCAGCAACTGGTCGACCTCTATGCCGAGCGGGTGCGCGACCTCGCCGAGTCCCCCAACCGCCTGTGGCAGCAGACCCAGGGCGAGTGGCGCCAGCAGGCGCGATCCGACCGCGAAATCGGCGGCGCCCGATTCGCCGCCAATGTCGCCCTCGCCAACAAGGCCGTCGACACCTTCGGCGGCCCGGCCCTGCGCCAGGCCTTGGGGCAGACCGGGGCGGGCAACCACCCCGAGGTCATCCGCTTCTTCTGCCGCGTCGGCAACGCGATCTCCGAGGACGCCATGGTCGCGCCGCACTCCGCCGCGTCCCGCCGCAGCACCCTCGATATCCTCTTCCCCAATTTCGCCAAGGAGTGATCGGCAGCAAGAACATCTTGAGAACGCCAGCAACATATGCTAGGAAATTTGATATCGACGCCTCCGGCTTGCGGGCCGGACGTGAAGAAGTAGGCGTAGACATCGTGGAGGAGGAGATGCGTGCGTTCGCGTTGGTACTGTCGTGCGTCATGCTGGTTGCAGGAGCTGCCTCGGCCCGCGACCGGGACCCGCCGGAGATCCGGCACATGATCTTCGACACCAGCGCGGATTGGGCGGTTCCCGAGGCCCCCCGGTCGTCGGGGTTCTATGCGGACTGGAAAGTGCCGGAATCACGCGATCTCCTCTTCCAACTCTACGATCTCGGCGATCCGCTCGCCCGCTTTCAGCAGTACTGGTATTGGTGGATGGCGGATCCAAGCAAACGCCAGGCCTTGCGTGATGAAATCGCCAAGAAGAACGATCCCGGCCTCGCGGATGTCGATTTGCGTGACGCCACCGTTCGGCTTGCCGCCGGTGAGGCAACGATGGAAGAGATGCGCATCGCCGTCGGCAGGCTGCCCAAGGGCAGTTCCGATCCCAATATCGGCGCCGACGAGGCCAGCGTCCTTGACACCGATCCCGGGCTCAAGGCCACGGGATGCCGATATTTTCTTCAGCGGCGGACGATCAGTCCCGACCACATCGTCGGATGCCGGAAGGGCGCCCGGGACGGACAAGCGGCCTCGGCCTACCGGCTGGGGATGGTCTATCAGCGCCGCGGCGACGATTTCGACCGTGGATTGCTGCCACAGATGCAACGCGCCCTCCACTTCCGCCCCGACCTGAAGACGGCCGTGCGCTATTTCCGCCAGGCCGCCGGCGCCGGCCATCCTGCCGCACAGGGGCGCATGGCCCAGTTGTACGCCATCGGCCACGGGGTGAAGCGCGACGTGGCGGAAGCCGTGCGCCTCGCCCGGCTCGCCGCCGCCACGGACGATCCGGAAGGCCTCGCGGTGCTTGGGTTGCTGACCCTGCAGGGGCGCGGAGTGCCGGAAGACATCGCCGCGGGCGTCGCCTTGATCCGCAAGGCGGCCGAGCGCGGCAACCGCATGGCGCAGTACACCATGGCAACCCTCTGTTTCCGCGGCCACGGCGTCGAGGCCGATGGCGTGGAGGCGCTGACCTGGCTGCGCCTGATCCACCTGGACATCAAGAGCGGTGTGCGCGGCGACGCCGATCCTGCGGATTACGGTGACCTGATGGTCGAACCCTGGCCGCGCACCACTCAGATCGGCAATTACTACCGCCAGGTGCCCGACGCCGACCTCGAAGCCATCGCCAGATCGGCCGCCTTGCGCAAGAAATTGGCGGCAGATGGAACTTGGCCGTATTAAAACTAATGTTCCAGAGTTCCTGAACTCGATGGCGAATATGTCGCATGGCACATCACCGACACATAATATTCTGCGGCAAAAGACACGGGCCCATCATTGTCGAGCGGATCGCAGGACGCCAACCACAACGTCGCATGCTGTGCCTTTCCCCCCCGGTCTTGCCTCATCTGCCCCCTTCACATCGTAACGGCATTTCTCGGTATTTACGTTAAAGTGCCGGTTTATTCCACCCGCATCAATATCCAGAACATATTCTGCCGGGCGCTCCTCTGAGCCGATAATGACGGCTTGACGCCGCTTGCAGTATAAATTCCCAGGGCAATACAGCACTGCGAACGGAATGCCACCTTCCGAGCGGGACAGAGTGACTGAATAGACATCAGCCGAATGCGCCTCAAAAGCAATTGTCGTGGACAAAAGCGTAAATAGTGCCCTTGCGAAACCAGGACTTTTTCTTATCCCCATGGCACACCCCATCAACAGCGGACACATTCCGCCATAACTATTTTCGCCATACAATGCATGCCCGATCACGCGTTGAAATTAGCAATCTGCCTCTACCGCGAGCCCACCGTAATTTTTGAACAACCATTAGCTTGACAGCAGCGACGGGATGTGATTTGACTGTGCGCATCGCCACACGAGCGCCCGGAGAGAGACGTCCGGGCGCTTTTCGTTTGCCTGATCGCCAGTTCCCGCAAAGGTCGACGTTTCCGTTGACATTGCCCAGCCCCCAGCGCTGGGATTCGTCCAGCCAACGCATGGTCGAGGGGAACCGCGATGACCGCGTCAAGGAAATGGATGAACGCCGCCATGCTGGCCGGGCTCGGCCTGATGGCGAGCCTGTTGGCGGCAATGCCGGCCCGGGCCGAGGACGCCATCCCCAAATTCGATCCCAAGGACATGGTGCCGCTGGTCCATGGTCCCAATTGGGTCGATCTGGACGGTGATGGCAAACGGGACTTAGTGATGAAGGCGAGATCTGAAGTAAACGGCCCACACAGCTTTTCAATTTACAGTTTTTTTATATTCGCCGACTCACGGAGCTACAAACACGAAGACCATGGCTGGGACTATGGCGAACCGCCATTCCGTTGGAATGCTGTTTCTTTCTCTGGTGAAAAACCACCACCTGACGAATTCATATTTTCAACCCACGAAAACGGTGACTGCTTGCGCAGGGACCTTCGTCTGGTAATAACGAAAGACAACAACAGACAATCGAACTCGTATGTCATTACAGCAGAGAGAGATGATGTTGACAATTATTACAACCCGCAGCCGGTAACATTTGTTGTCTATAAACTAGAAAGGGACAAAGAATTGGCATACGGCGGATTTTCGTTCATTGAGCAATCACGTTTTCAGACGAAGAGAAGGTATTGCTCGGTACTGAACGCATTTCAGACGGAACTCGGCCTGCAGAACCAGGATCGCGCTCTTAATCTGGATTACGAGGCAGGACCGATGACCCCAACCACAAGTGAATTAATGGAGCCTACGATGGACACTGCCGCCGAACAGACCGGCAATCGGACAATCGTCTACTATGACGATGAGGGCAACCCCACCCGGACACACAGCGGCGGGAATATCCAGTGGCGCAACAACAACCCCGGCAATCTGATACTTACACCTTTTACTCGTTCCATGGGGGCAATCGGGCGGGATAGTGCTGGGTTCGCCATTTTTCCAGATGCTGAAACTGGCCTGAGAGCCAAGGGCGCCCTTCTTCGGGAGGGACGCGGCTACAAAGGAAAGACCATTGCCGAAATGATGCCGGCCTATGCCGGTCTAAAGGACGATCCCGACAAAGCCAAACGGTACATCAAGGACATTGGGGATTTTTCCGGCCTTGACGTGAACCGCGAATCGGGCACCTTCACCGACGAGGAATGGGATCGATTGAACAAGGCAATCGCTCGGCGCGAGGGATAACTTGATAAGAACGGTAACGTCATTGGGGTTGGCCAAGTCGTCAATCACCAGCCCCCCGCCCCGCCGCAGGCGACCGCCCCCGACGGCCAGGGAACCAACCCGCCGCCCTCTCCCTCCCCCGACAAGCCTTCGGATTCGGGAAATTCGGGCTCTGCCCCACCCGCCAGCCCAGCACCGTCTGCGCCTGCTCCGGTGGGTTCCGACGGTGGCAACGCCAGTGATGCCAATCCGGCCGGCGGCGGCAATGCGCCGCAGGCGGCGACGCAGTCCAACAGCTTCGCCCCGGTGTCGTCCGATGCCATCATGGATTCGGCGAATACCTGGAAGGGCCACAGCCCCTACGGTCTCAGCGCCATCAACAAGGACATGGGGGCCGGCGAGGCCAAGGACCACCAGTGGGTCGGCGACACCCTGACCCAGGCGGGCACCGGCAGCTTCGACACGCCGCAGACCCGGCCCTCGATCGCCGACTGGGCCGACAAGAACGCCGACATCCCCGGCTGGAATGTCGTCGACGGCCCGGCCCAGAAGGGCGACGTGCTGGCGATGGCCAAGCCCAACAACCCGGTGTTCGGCATGCGCCTCGGCCAGATGGGCATCGCCACCGGCGACGGCACCAGCATCGGCATGCCGATGGGCGGCGACATCATGGCGGGCGATATCGGCCTTGCCGACGGCGACAACGCCACCATTCGACGCTACGCCAACCTCTCCGACGGCGACGACGTCGCCTGACCGTTCCCGACCTTTTCGAGCTTCGACGACGGGCGCCCTTGCGGCGCCCGTCGTCGTTTGAAGTCCAGCCTGCCGGGAACCTGCCCCAGAACACCGACGCAGGATTCCCATAGGCTGGCCCACCGGCCGCAGAGCCCGCCCCCGCCATCGCCGACGCGGCGGCGACGGGCCGCCGGTGGACACCGCCCGAAGCACCTTTTTCCTCGCCCGCCGCGTGCGGCGAGGGCCTGGCCGCTTCGGCGCACTCCCGCGTCGGCAAAGCGATATCCGAGGATGCCAAGGCGGCACGCCACTCCGCAGCGGCCCGCCGCAGCCCCCTCGATATCCCCTTCCCCAACTTTTTAGGAGTAATTTCACATGGCAACCATAGGCGGAACCGCCCTCACCTATGCCGACTGGGCCCAGCGCGTCGGCGACGACGGCACCATCGAGGTCGTCAACCTGTTGTCCCAGACCAACGAAGTCCTCCAGGACATGCTGGTGGTCGAGGGCAACCTGCCCACCGGCCACAAGACCACGGTACGCACCGGCCTGCCGCAGGCAGCCTGGCGCCTACTGAACTACGGCGTGCCCAAGGCCAAGTCCACCACCGCCAATGTGGTCGACACCTGCGGCATGCTGGAGGTCTATTCCGAGGTCGACAAGGGCATCGCCGATCTGAACGGCAGCACCCAGTCGTTCCTGCTTTCCGAGGAACTGTCGTTCCTCGAGGGCATGAACCAGCAGATGGCGCAAACCCTGTTCTACGGCAACACCGCGGTCAACCCCGAGCGCTTCCTCGGCCTCGCGCCGCGCTACACCACCGTCAACACCAGCAACGCCCAGAACGCCGCCAACGTCATCGACATGGGCGGCACCGGCTCGACCAACACGTCGATCTGGCTGGTGGTGTGGGGTCCGCACACCGTCCACGGCATCTTCCCCAAGGGGACCAAGGCCGGCCTGCAGCGGAACTTCAAGGGCGAGTGGACGGTCCAGGACGCCCAGGGCGGCCAGTACCAGGCCTACCGTACCCACTACAAGTGGGATTGCGGCCTGACGGTGCGTGACTGGCGCTACGTCGTTCGGCTGGCCAACATCGACGTCTCGACCCTGTCCGGCGGCACCCCGCCCGACCTGATCAAGGCGCTGATCCGCGGCCTGCACCGCCTGCCCACCCAGCCGGTCTCGGCCGGAAACGAGCAGGGCAGCGACAGCAACGACATCGCCGCGACCATGGGCCGCACGGTGATCTATTGCAACCGAACCGTGCGCTCGTGGCTGGACATCCAGGCCAGCTACAAGTCCAACCTGCTGCTCAGGATGGACGAGTTCGGCGGCAAGCCGGTCACCACCTTCCGCGGCGTGCCGATCAAGACCTGCGACGCGCTCTTGAACACCGAGGCACGCGTCGTCTGATACCAACCGGCCAATGAACTGTCCGGTTGTATTGCCCCACGCCGGGCGCGCGCGTCCGCGCGCTTGGCCGCGGCCTCAACGGCCGCCGGATACCGGCCGCCGAGTCTGTTCGATCGTCGGCCGGTATGAGCGGTCTCTGTTTCCTCGCCTGCAACCTTCGACGACGGGCGCCCGTCGTCGATTTTTTCACAGGAGTACTTCCATGATCATCGACGCCAATCTTCAGTTCGACCCGACCGGCACGGCAGTCACCGCCACCGGCCCCTCCACCAACGTCATCGACCTGGGCACCGCCCGCGACATGGGCATCGACGACGACGGGCTGGAGGTCTTCTGCATCGTGCAGCAGACCTTCACCGCCGCCGGCGCCGCCACCCTGACCGTTCAGGTGCAGTCGTCGGTCGACAATTCGACCTTCAACACCCTGGTCGAGTCCGCCGCCATCCCGGTCGCCAAGCTGACGCTGGGCACCGAGATCCTGCGCTGCAAACTGCCGGCCGACCAGCCGGCGCTGACCGCCGGCATCGGCCGCTATCTGCGGCTCGAGTACGTCGTCGCCACCGGCCCCTTCACCGCCGGCAAGGTGCAGGCCGCCCTGGTGCTCGACCGCCAGGCCAACATCGCCTACCCGCCGGGGGTGGTGGTCAGCAACTAGGAGGCATCCCATGGCAAAGTACAAGCTGACCGACACCGCGTATCTCGCCGAGCGCCTGCTGGCGCCCGGCGAGGTCGTCGAGGTCGCCGACACCGTCGTCCCCGGACCGCACATGAATCCGGTGGACGATGCGGCGCGGCGCGCCGTCAAGGCGGCCGGCAACCGCATGGTCAGAATCGACCCGGTCGAGGCGATCATCGCCTAGGCCGGCTGACGGCCCGCATGCGGGCCGGGCGCAAGGTGCGGAGCCTTGCGCCGGGGCCGCCCGCCCGGATTTCACTCCGACGGGCGGCCCCATTTTTCACCCATTCGCCATTCGGCCGGCAGGGACTTGATCGCGTCGGGGCGGCAAACGCAAGGCGCAGGGCATCCACCCAGCACAGGGGACCTATTCCATGGCAACAATTATGCAAGCTTCGTTCGCCGGCGGCGAACTGGCGCCGGCTTTGGCCGCGCGCGTCGACTACAGCAAGTACCATATCGGCGCCAAGCGGCTGCGAAACTTCTTCGTCCAGGCGTCGGGCGGCGTCGCCAACCGGTCGGGAACCCGCTTCGTCGGGCGGGTCCGCGATTCCGCCCATCCGGTGCGCCTGATCCCGTTCCAGTTCTCCACCACCCAGACCTACGTGCTGGAGTTCGGGCACCTTTACGTCCGGGTGGTGATGAACGGCGGCCATGTGCTGGAGCCGCCCTTCGCCATCACCGCCGCCACCCAGGCGTCGCCGTGCACGGTCACCGCCGGCGGCCACAATTTCGCCAACGGCGACGAGGTCTACCTCACCGGGATCGGCGGCATGACCCAGCTGAACGGCAACCGCTACCTGGTGGCGGGGGTGGCGGGGGCGACCTTCCAGCTCAACACCCTCGACGGGGCGGCGGTCGACGCCACCCATTTCGCCGCCTTTGCCAGCGGCGGCACGGCGGCGCGGGTCTACACGCTGGCGACCCCTTATGCCGGCTCCGACCTGGCGCTGCTGAAGTTCACCCAGTCCGCCGACGTGATGACCTTGACCCATACCGCCTACGCGCCGATGGACCTGACCCGCAGCCAGCACTGGGCGTGGACGCTGTCCGCCATCACCTTCCAACCGAAGATCGGCGCCCCCACCGGCGCCACCGCGACCCCGCACGGCGGCGGCGGCCAGTACTATTCCTACCAGGTCACCGCGCTGACCGACAGCCCCGCCGAGGAGGGCCTGCCATCGGCCGCCTGCGACTGCCAGAATGCCGCCCTCAACCAGAACACCGGGGTGATCAACACCATCAGCTGGGCCGCGGTCAGCGGCGCCGCGCGCTACCACGTCTACAAGGCGCCGGTGGGCACCACCGGGCCGATCCCCGCCGGCTCGATCTACGGCTATATCGGCACCACCACCGGCACCAGCTTCGACGACGCCAACATCGCCTCGGACGCCAGCCAGACCCCGCCGGAAGGGCGCAACCCCTTCGCCGGCGGCAACAATCCCGGCTGCGTCACCTATTACCAGCAGCGCAAGATCTTCGCCGGCTCGTCCGCCAATCCCGAGAGCGTGTGGATGACTCAGCCGGGCAATTTCTGGAACATGGACACCTCGTCGCCGACCCGGGACGACGATTCCATCACCATCACCATCGCCTCGCAGCAGGTCAACGCGGTCAAGCACCTGGTCTCGGTCAGCGCGCTGCTGGTGCTGACCGGGTCGGGCGCCTTCAAGATCTCGGGCGGCGCGCAGGGCGCCGTCCTCACCCCTGCCCAGACGGTGGTACAGCCGCAGTCCTACAACGGCTGCTCGGACGTGCCGCCGCTGATCATCGATTACGACATTCTCTACGTCCAGTCCAAGGGCAGCATCGTCCGCGACCTTTCCTACAACTTCTACGTCGATCTCTACACCGGAGCGGACATAACGCTCACCGCCAGCCACCTGTTCTTCGGCCACCAGATCGTCGCCTGGGCGTGGGCCGAGGAGCCCTACAAGCTGGTGTGGGCGGTGCGCGACGACGGCACGGCCCTGACGCTGACCTACCTCAAGACCGAGCAGGTCTGCGGCTGGGCCCAGCACGACACCCAAGGCCGGTTCAAATCGGTCGCCACCATCTCCGAAGGCCAGGAGAACGCGGTCTATTTCGTCGTCAGCCGCACCGCCCCCGGCGTCGCCGGCGGCCAAAGCGTGCAGTACGTCGAGCGCCTGGCCAGCCGCAACCTGCTGGTCGACGGCATCGCCGACGTCACCAAGGGCTGGTTCGTCGATTGCGGCCTGCAATATTCGGGAACCCCCACCACCACGGTGAGCGGGCTGGACCATCTCGAAGGCCTCGCCGTCGCCATCCTCGCCGACGGCAACGTCGAACCGTCGCAGGTGGTCAGCGGAGGCAAGGTGACGGTGCAGCACCCGGCCTCGACCATCACCGTCGGGCTGCCCTATTCCTGCGATCTCCAGACACTGGCGATCGACGCCGGCGACCACTCCATCCTCAGCGAGCGCAAGCGGGTCAGCGCGGTGACCCTGCTGGTCGAGAACAGCCGCGGCCTCAAGATCGGCCCCGACGCCGACCATCTGGTCGAGGTCAAGGAACGGGTGGCCCAGGGCTACGGCCAGGCGGTGCCGCTGAAGACCGGCAGCGAGCGGGTGGTGATCCCGCCGTCGTGGAACGCCGAAGGCTCGGTGCTGGTGCGCCAGGACAATCCGCTGCCCTGCTCGGTGCTGGGCGTGCTGCCCGAACTGAGCGCCGGCAATGGCTAGGATCGATGTCGTCGCCGCCGCGGCCGGCCATGTCGCCCCCATCGCCGCCCGCATGCGCCATGCCGACCGCGAGGAGGCATGGGCCGCCGCCCGGCTGGAGCCGGAGGCGGCGCTCCGGCTGTCGCTGGCGGCGTCGCCGCTGGCATGGACCGGCCGCGTCGACGGCCGCCCCGAATGCATGTTCGGCGTCGGCGCGGGCGGAATTCCCTGGCTGCTCGGCAGCGATGCGGTCGAGCGATACGCCACGGGATTCCTGCGGCGCAACCGCCCCTATGTCACGCGGATGCTGGAGACCTTCGGCCACCTTTCCAACTGGGTCGACGCCCGCAATACGGCGTCGATCCGCTGGCTGAGGTGGCTGGGATTCACCATCGAGGCGCCGCGGCCGTTCGGGCCTTCGAACCTGCCGTTCCATCCGTTCTGGATGACACGGATCGGCGACGCCAACCGTTCCCGACATCTTCGAGCTTCGACGACGGGCGCCCATGCGGCGCCCGTCGTTTGCAACCCATAGCGAGGAAAATCATGGCTTCCGATATCGACATCTGCAATCTGGCCCTGCTGCGCCTGGGCACCCGTTCCTCGATCTCGTCGCTGTCCGAAAACAGCACCGAGGCGATGACCTGCGCCCTGCTGTTTCCGGTGGTCCGCGACGGCCTGCTGGCCCGCCACCACTGGGGTTTCGCCAGCCGGCGCACGGCGCTGGCCGACCTCGGCCTGCCGCCCGACCCGTGGGCGTTCCGCTACGCCTATCCCACCGATTGCCTGCAGGCCCGCTCGATCCACCAGCCGGTGGCCGGCGCGCCGCTGATCCCCTTCGCGATCTCGGGCGACCAGGACGGCGCCGGCAACCCGATCCAGGTGATCCTCACCGACCAGCCGCAGGCCGAGCTGGTCTACACCGCCCGCATCGCCTCGGCCGCCCTGTTCGACGCCACCTTCGTCGAAGCGCTGTCGTGGACGCTGGCCGCCGAACTGGGCGTCGCGCTGACCGGCGACCGCGGCATGGCGACCTACTGCATGCAGGCAGCCGGTGTCGCCGTGGCCGGCGCCAAAGCCAACGACAGCAACGAGACCCCCGATGTCGTCGACCGCACTCCGGAATGGATCGGAATTCGTGGCGCCACCATGGGCGGCGCGTCTGTCGCTTGAAAAAGTACGTTGACGGCATTAGCAAAACGTGGTTTGACTCGGCGTATCGCCATAGGAGCGCCCGGAGGGAAACTTCCGGGCGCTTCGCGTTTGGCGGATGCGGTCGAGGCCGGCAGTGGGGCGTGGTTTGTGTCGCCATGCCTTGCGCCTTTCTCAGGAAATTCCTCTGTTTGTTGCCTGATGCCGGACTTCACGCTACCATATTGCGGTATTGCGCGGACGTCGTTAGCGGGAAAAATTATGAGACCACCTCTTTACTTCATTTTCGAAAAGGCAGCCGAAAAGCGGTGCCGCTATGAAACTGCGGAAAGCTATATCATCCGTCCAAACACGTTATTTGACGATGAATTTCTGGCAGACACAGCGACAAAACGTGCGTTTGTTCATTGTGCATCCATGGTAATGTACGCATTATTTGTTCTAAGCGGCATCGCCGCCATCTTGTTTAAACTACTTGTCAGCCCAGACAGCAATGGTTGGTATATATTCTGCGGCACTGGCGCCGCCATATCGTTAACTATAGAGCGTTATTTGTTTGTCCGCTTTCTCACCAAGAAGCTAGACGGCGCAAACAATTCCAGAAATTTACGCACACGCTGACGTCCCCCCATTTTCGGGAAGATCTCTTGTTTGGTCCTATTATTCTGCGCGCCACCATAGCGCGCAATTGCTCGGGCGTCGTCAGCGAGGGAATATTATGAAACCGCCGTTGTTCATCTTTTTCGAAAAGGCTGCGGAGGCGTGCTGCCGGTACGCATCTACCGATAGCTACATCATCCGACCAGACCCCATATTCAAGACAGAATTCGTAGTAAATATAGACGCCAAAAGAGATTTCGTCACGTACGCATCGCGCGTACTGTACGGGCTGTTTGTATCAAGCGGCATTGCCGCACTTATATTTAAGTTATGCTTTTATCCTAGCGATCACTCCTGGCTGGCATTCTGCGCATTTGCATTAGTTATCATTATCGCTATGAGAAACATCCTTTTAGTCAGATATCTCAACAGGAGGATAAAATAATGGCGCCACCGATTACAACCGACGACTCGCTCAACACGCTGCTTGGTCGTCTTCGGCATGCTGAAGACAGATGACGAAAGGGAAGCCATTTCAACTGGCCTGACTGCGCTATGCCAAGACGCAATTGGTACTAGACCTGCGGCAGCGACAACGGTTGCAACACGTCAGCCGGAAATCGGAATAACCGCGGCTTTCGCCGCAGCAGCGGCTGCCAAGTCAGGCTGCAAATAATTCGTCGGCACGCTATCATAGTGTGCTATTGCCTGGACATCGTCAGCGAGGAATATTATGAGTCTACCACTTTACTTCTATTTCGAAAAGGCAGCCGAAAAACGCTGCCGATACGAAACTGCGGAGAGCTATATCATCCGTCCGAATACGTTTTTCAAAGATGAATTTCTCGCAGACACTGCGACGAAACGTGCATTTGTTCAATATGCGTCCACAGTAACGTACGCATTATTTATTCTAAGCGGCGTCGCAGCCATATTATTTGAACTATTCGTCAGGCCAGACAACAATGGCTGGTATGTATTCTCGGCATCTTGTGCCGTTACGTTATTAACGCTTGATCGGTACTTGCTGGTCCGCTTCCTCACCAGGAGGTTAAACAATTCCAGCAATTGACACTTTCGACACGCTGCTTGGCCATCTTTGGCGCGCTCAAGACCGATGACGAACGGGAGGCCATTTCCGGTCTCATGACGGCCCTCTGTCAACACGCCGTTGGCACAGGAATCGGCACCAGCATCGGCATGCAATTGGGCGGCCAGATCCAGGAGGGCGACGACGTCGCCTGACCGTTCCGACATTTTCGAGCTTCGACGACGGGCGCCCTTGCGGCGCCCGTCGTCGTTCCGGCCGCCCCATTCCACCTGAAAGAGGAACTATCACCATGTCCGATGCGAATCCGTTCGTGATCTACGCCCTGCCGCGGTCGCGCACCGCCTGGCTGTCCCGGTTCCTGACCTACGGGCCATGGACCTGCGGCCACGACGTCGTCACCGACCTGCACAGCGTCGACGGCCTCCGCGCTTTCTTCGCCACCCCCGGCACGGGCAGCGCCGAGACCGGCATGGTGGTCGGCTGGCGCCTGGTCCAGGCCTACTTCCCCGACGCCCGCGTCGTGGTGGTCCGCCGTCCGGTCGACGAGGTGGCAGCCAGCCTCGCCCGCTTCGGCATCGTCATGCCCGAGGGACACCTGGAAACGCTGGACTCGCAGCTCGCCGAGGTGGCGCGTCAGCCGGCCGTATTGTCGGTTTCATTCGCCGACCTCGCCGACGAACGGGTGTGCAGGCGGATCTGGGAGCACTGCCTGGACCTGCCCTTCGACAGCGACTGGTGGCGGCGCTGGGCGCCGGTCGACGTCCAGATCGACATGCCGGCCCGGCTGGCCAAGCTGGCCGCCAACCACGCCGGAATCGAGGCGCTGAAGGCCGAGATGGCGGCACAGCTGGAGTGCCTGCCATGATCACCTACCAGGTCGAGCGCTGGGACACCGCCATGTGCCGCGACACCCGGGATTTGCTGCGCCAGCACCACGACGAGGTCGGCGAGCACGGCGACACCCTCGGCTACGACCCCGATTACGACGCCGCCCGGCGGATGGACCAGTCGGGGGCCCTGCACATCGTGACGGCGCGCGAGGACGGCCGGATGATCGGCTACTGCGTGGTCGACATCGGCACCAGCCTCGAACACCGGGCATTGCTGTGCGCCACCCAGCGCATGTGGTTCGTCCACCGCGACCACCGGCACGGCCGGGTGGGATGGCGGTTGATGACCGAAACGATCCGCCACCTCAAGGAACGGGGAGTGCGGCAGTTCTATCCCCATCATCGCGTCGGCTGCCTCACCGAAAGGGTCGGGGCCAAGATGATGACGCGCCTCGGCGCCACTCCGCTCGAATTGTCATACAGCCTGTGGATAGGAGATTGAAATGAACTACTCGGGACCCATAGAAATCCGCGCCGCGCGAGAAAGCCACGAAGCGCGGCGTTATTGCAGCGTCTGCGTTTCCGTTCCGGCGGTGGTGGGGACTGAAGCCCTTGCCGATGCCGGCGCGACGGCGGCCGTCGGGGCCGGCGCGACGGCTGCCACCGATGCCGCAATTGCTTCCGCTCCCGAAATCGTCGCGTCAGCCGCGCCGGAGGTCGCCGCATCGACAGCGCCGGAAATCGCCGCTGCCGCATCGAGCGCGGCGCCATGGTCCAGCTTGACGTCTGTCCCCGGCAGCGTCGCCGGCGATTCGGGAGGCGGCCTCTTCCAGACGCTCACCTCGGCGCTGGGCAGCGGCCTGCAGATGTATGGCAACCAGCAGCAGGCCGACTACAGGGCGGCGCAGTCGACCTTCCAGCAGGAAATGGCGCAACGCCAAGAGGCGATCGCCGAACAGCAGGCCCAGATGGCGCGCGACAAGGCGGCGGCGGATGTGCAGAACGCCCATATCAAGACCCGCGCCGCCATCGGCTCGCTCCGCGCCCGCGCCGCCGCCAATGGCGTCGATCTCGATTCGGGCTCGCCGCTGGATCTTCAGTCGGATGCGGCCAGCCAGGGCGAGCTGAACGCCGAGACCATCCAGAACGACGGCGAACGCCAGGCTTGGAATCTCGATAACGAGGCGGGCAACAGCGCGGCGAGAGCCGCCAGTTTCGGCGCCGACGCCGAAAACGCCCGGCAGATGGGCAACCTGAATACCATCAGCAGCGCAATCAAGCTGGGTCCAACGCTTTTCAACGCGTTGGCGTGAACCACTGCAATCCGATCCCACCAGGGCCGCCCCATCGGGCGGCCCTTTGCTTTTGGAGTGAAGACGATGACCATTTCCTCTTCCGCATCTGCGGTCACCTATCAAGGCAACGGGGCGACCACGTCGTTCCCCTTCGCCTTTCCGGTGGCCGACGCCACCGACCTGGTGGTGACCGTGACCGACAACACCGTGTCGCCCGCGGTGGTGACGACGTTGACGTCCGGGCAGTATTCGGCGTCCGGCATCGGCAATCCGGCTGGCGGCGCCATCACCTATCCGTTGGCCGGCGGCGCTTTGGCCAGCGGCCATGCCTTGACCATCCGCCGGGTGGTCGCCTACGTGCAGAACACCTCGATCGTCAACCAGGGCGGCTTCTACCCCGACGTGCTGGAGGGCGCGCTCGATTTCCTGACCGAGCAGGCCCAGCAGCTGGCCGAGGGGCTGTCGCGCGCCGTGCAGGTGCCGCTCGCCTCCGGCCTCGACCCCGCCGACTATCTGTCCACCATCCAGAACGCGACGAACACCGCCACAGCCGAAGCCGGAGCGGCCTCGACCAGCGCCGCCGACGCCGCCGTCTCGGCGGCCAGCGCGTCGGCCTCGGCGGCGTCGGCGACAACCTCGGCCAACAACGCCGCGGCCAACGCCGGCAATTCCTCCGCCTCGGCCGGCTCAGCCAACACGTCGGCAACCAATGCGGCGGCATCTGCGACGTCGGCCAGTTCGTCGGCGACGACGGCGACCACCCAGGCCGATGCGGCCGCGACCGCCGCCGCCGCCGCCGCCGCCAGCGCCGCCACCGCCACCAGCCAGGCGAGCACGGCCGCCACGTCGGCGACCAACGCGGCGACTTCGGCGAGTTCGGCCTCCACTTCGGAGGCGGCCGCAGGCACCAGCGCCGGGGCTGCCTCGACCAGCGCCGCCAATGCGGCAACCAGCGCCGCCGCCGCCGCAGCCAGCGCCACCAGCGTCAACCTGCGAACCATCAATGCCCAGTCGGGCAATTACACGGTGGTGGCCGGCGACCGCAACAAGCTGGTCGAATACACCGGCGGCGGCGGCCATACCTTCGCCTTCACCACAGCGGCCACCCTGGGCAGCGGCTTCGAGTTCCACGTCAAGCATGCCGGCGCCGGCATCCTGACGCTCGACCCCTTTGGTGCCGAGACCGTCGACGGCGTCGCCACCAAGACCCTGGCGCCCGGCCAGGCGGTGGTGGCGGTGTGCGACGGGGCGAACTTCCTCATCACCCAGGCGCGCGGCTATGGCGCCGGCGCCGGCGACATGCTGGCGGCCAACAACCTGAACGACGTCGCCAACGCGGCGACCTCCTGGACCAACCTCGGCGGCGGAACCGCCGGCAAGCTGACCGCCGGCACCGGCACCGGCCAGGTTCCCACCGCCGACCAGATCCCCGGCCTGGTCGGGCCGATGTTCGACACCCCCTGCCGCCAGGACGTTCTCCAGAACTTCCTGCTGGATGCGCTGAATGGTGGGTGGGCAGCCGGCGGCTTCGTCGCGTCGAACGGCGGCTACGACGCCTTCAACAGCGATAGCCTGTCGGGAGTGAGCGGAACCACCAGCCAGACCTACGACGGCGCCAACAAGCTCTACGGCAATCCATCCGGCGGCGGGGTTGTTCAAGAATCTGCCGCCGCGGGAACGACCCTAGGCGGTGCATACAGTATTGTCGCGGATCATATCGCCACTGCCAACAATAACTATACCATAACAAAGATTGGCGCTTCCTGTGCGACGTCATGCACGCTTACCGTACTGATTCTGCAACTGGTCAGCGGCACGACATATAATGTCGTATACAGTGAAAGTTTTTCGCATCCGGGAGGCAGTGCATACGCGGATAAGACACTGACGACACCTTATGTAGTTCCCGCATCTGGCACCTATCGTGTCGGGCTTTATCAGCCAGGCGGCAACGTATTACAGGCATCATCCGCCCAGAATTCTCACTATTACTCCGGAGTTGCCAGCGGCAGCGGAGTTAACTTCTCCGGAGCCTCATACGATCCTTGCATCCGCTACACGCAGTCGCTTGTTGCTGCGAATATGACGCTGGTCGGCGCCGCCCTCAGCCCGGCCCCGGCATCCGCACCGTCGAAGGCCCTTCTGGTGGCGCTGTGGAAGGACCTGTCCGGGTCGGCCACCCTCAATACCGACTTCACCGCCGAGATCACCGAGAACGGCGGCACCAACTGGGTCGCCGCGACGCTGGCCGACAGCGGGCTGAGCATCGCCGGCTTCAAGGTGCTGACCGCCACGGTGACGCTGTCGTCCGGCGGCACCACGGTGCAGTACCGCCTGAAAACCTTCAACAACAAGTCCCAGCAGGTCAAGGGCATCGCCCTGATGACCCAGTAGGAGGTTCACCCATGGACAATATCCTCGATCTTCGCCGGCAGGCGGCCCCGCTCGCCGAACAGGCTCGCGCCGCCCTCGCCGAGAGCGACATCACCATCCTGCGCTGTGCCGAGGCGGGCGTTCCGGTGCCGCCCGAATGGGCCGCCTTCCGGGCCGGCTTGCGCGCCATCACCGGCGGGCGGAACGGCGCCCAAGGTGCCCTGCCGGCGCGTCCCGACTATCCGGCGGGGACGTCATGACCATGGCCGACATCGACCAGTTGAGCCGGATCATCGGCGCCCTCGAGCACGCGGCGGCGGAAGCCAATCGGCAGCAGGAACGCATCTTCGACCTGCTGGGCGAGGTGAAGGATGGCGTCAGCGAATTGCGGGCCGATTTCACCACCCATGCCGAAAAGGAGGAGGTGACGGTCCACGCCCTGATCGCCGCCGGCCTCGCCGATCCCGACGCCCAGGACGACATCCGCGAAATGCGGGGCCTTCTCGACGCCTGGCGTTCGGTCAAGCGCGGCGCCGGGCATGCCGTCGGCAAGATCGCCACCGTCGTCATCCTGGCCGCCATCGCCGGCGTGCTGGGCTTCAACGGCGGCAAGTTCATCGAATGGGGAAAGTAGCCATGACCACCACGAACCACCCGAAGGCGGACCCGTGCCCGCGCGGCATCCGCAACAACAACCCCGGCAACATCCGCAAAAGCGCCATCGCTTGGCAGGGCGGGACGGACGGCGACGATCCCGAATTCGTCACCTTCTCGGCCCCGGTCTACGGCATCCGCGCCATCGCCAAGGTGCTGCTGGGCTATGCCGGCCGTTATCACCTGCTGACCCCGAAAGGCATCATCAGCCGCTGGGCGCCGCCGTGCGAAAACGCGACGGCCGCCTATGCCGACGACGTCGCCCACCGGCTGGGAGTCGGGCCCGATCAGCCGGTGGCGGTCGACCATCCCGAGGTCCTGAAGATCCTGGTGGCCGCGATCATCCGTCACGAATGCGGCCGACAGCCCTATGCCGACGACCTCCTCGGCGAGGGCGTGGCGATGGCCCTGGCGCGGCCGATTCCCAGCGCCGCCTGAAAACACTTCCTTTTCGCGCCCACCCCACCGCCCGGCACCAGCCGCGGCGGTATTTTCATGCCCTAAGGAGGGGCAAACCCATGACCACGCCTCAGTTCATCAACGGCCTCCTGGATTGGCTGCTCGCCGATCCCACCCACATCGTCGCCGCCGCCTCGGTCCTGGCGGCCACCACCCCCACCCCCGATCCCGAGACCTGGGCCGGCAAGCTCTACCGGGTGGTCGACATCTTCGCCGTCAACGTCCTGCACGCCAAGGACGCGGGGGCGACTAATCCGCCCACGGCACCCTCGCCGATCCCCGCCTCCGGCCCGGCGTCCGCCTTCGGCAGCCATGTCGGGACGTGGCTGGCGGCGGCGCTCGGCCTCGCCGTGGCGGCCTGCCAGGGCGAGCCGCCGGCCACCGCCCTGTTCGACATCCGCGCCGCCTATGACGGCGGCGTGCTGGTCCCGGTGGTCGCATACCACGGGCTCGGCGTCTGCTCGGATGCGGTCAAGGCGCCCTGCCGCGACGGGGCGATCGATGCCCAGCTGGTCAAGGCCGACCAGGCCGCCAAGGCGGCCCTCGACGCCGCCGAGGACACCATCCGCCAGCACCCGCAGATGGATTCCGCCGCCGCCCTCGCCGCCGCCGAGAACGCGGTCAAGGCGGTGCAGACCATCCTCGCCACCTATGCCATCCACTGAGGAGATCCGCCATGGACTTCATCGTCGCCGCGTTGCAGCTCGCCCCCGTCGTCGTCACCGCCGGTGAGGACATCACCCAGTTCGTTGCCTGGGCCATCGGCATCTACGATTCCGAGAGCGGTCCCACCGATTCCGACTGGGACGCGCTCCACGCCAGGGAGGCCGCGCTCCGGGCCAAGCTGGCCTGA